GAAGGATAGGTTAGAAGCCTATTCAAGAAACAAGGCAGAGCTAAAAGTAAAGGATTACGAAGATGCGGAAGCCACTGCTCAAGAACTCTTTAATGTGACACAGCAAGGCATCATTGTTCGCGGTGCGAATAATCCTGCTCTGCTTGTTTACGCTCTTGGGAAGAACCCAAAAAAGGCCGCAGAACTTGCAAAACTCAGTGATCCTGTGGAATTTGCTTTCGCGGTTGCACGACTGGAGAAAGATTTGAAAGTAAGCAATCGCAAGTCAGCTCCGGCACCGGAGAAAATCGTTCAGAATTCTGGACGTGTAGTATCTTCGGCGTCGGTTGATTCAACACTCAATAGGCTACGTGCAGAGGCTGAACGAACTGGTGACTATACAAAGGTCATGGAATATCGTCGGCAGAAGCGCAACTAAACTTAAGGAAATATCATGGCTAATTCATTTTCGAAAGAGGAACGGGTCGCGTTTGAGGACATCCTCGAAGGCTTTCAGGATGCTCTGGTTTTGAGCAAAAACGTCGCTGTCTATAGTACCGATCAGACGATGATGGAGCGCACCAATAACATCATTTGGCGCCCACAACCATACATTGCTACCTCGTACAGTGGCACCGACATGTCTTCAAACTTCGACGACTTCACCCAACTGTCTGTGCCTGCCACCATCGGTTTTAGCAAGTCTGTCCCATGGGTCATGACTGCTACCGAATTGCGTGACAGCCTGCAAGAGGGTCGCCTCGGTGACGCTGCCAAGCAAAAGCTGGCTTCTGACATCAACGTGGCAATCATGAACGTGGCCGCCAATCAAGGCACCCTGTTCGTGAAGCGCACTTCTGCTGCTTCCGGCTTTGATGACGTCGCCCAGTGCGAAGCCATCATGAACGAGCAAGGCGTTCCTTCTTACGATCGTTTCCTTGCCCTGTCCACCCGTGATTACAACGGCATGGCTAACGACCTTTCGAAAGCTTCCCGCTCTTTCGGTAACGAGATCAGTGATCGCGCACTGCGCAAGGCATTCGTCGGCGAGATGGCAAGCTTCGGCACGTATAAGTTTGACTACGCTAACCGCAAGGCTGCAGCTGCTGGCGGTGCAGGTCTGACCGTTGATACTCGCGCTTCTGCTGGCAATTACTACGTTCCTAAGGCCACCTCGGTCGCTGCTACCGGTGAAACCTCGAACGTTGATAACCGTTTCCAGACGATCACCATTTCCAGCACGACCAACGTCGCCGCTGGTGATGCGTTCACCATTGCTGGCATCAATGCTGTGCATCACATCACCAAGGGCGATACCGGCCAGTTGAAGACCTTCCGCGTCATCTCTGTGCCCAGCTCTACCACCCTGGTCATCAGCCCCCCTCTGATTACCGCTCAAGGTGGCACCGATGCTGAAGTCCAGTATCAGAACTGTGTTGCAACCACCACGGCTTCCAATGCTGCTATCGTGTTCCTGAACACTGTCAGCAACTTTGTGAACCCGTTCTGGCAGCGTGATTCGCTCGAGATCCTGCCTGGCCGCTATGCTGTTCCTTCTGACGCTGGCGCTGCTGTGATGCGTGCTTCCACCGACCAAGGTATCGAACTGGTCATGCAGAAGCAATACGACATCAACACCATGAAGACCAAGTATCGTCTGGATACTCTGTTCGGCGTTGTGAACAAGCAGCCAGAGATGTCCGGCGTGATCATGTTCTCGCAGACCTAAGATATAACGGGCCGGGTCATCCCGGCCTTTTCAAAATTCAGAAAGGAAAATCATGTCTAACGTCATCGCAGTGAACGGCGAAGCTACCGTTATCATCCCGGCCAATGAATCTATTGCCGTGTTCACCCCTGGCGAAGCCCAGGTTTCCCGCACCATCGGGTTTCCGAACTACCCCGACCAAACTACCTTGATCGGCACTGTTCGCAATGGCCAAACCGTTTTTGGTCCATATGCCTCTGGCGCAACCATCGTTGTTGAATCGACTGGCAGCCAACAAGTTTATTTCGAAGTTGGCACGTCTCCCCAGGTGCAGCAAGGCCGTCTTAACAATCAAGTCCAAGGCGATCCTACCAACATCGCTGACGGCGGTTCCATGGCCTTCACTCCTGCCGCTCTTTTGAGCGGCATCGTGACTGCTACGCCTACCGCTGGCCGCAACATTCAATTGCCAACCGGCGCGGCTCTTGATGCGGCTTCCGAGTTCGCAATTGGTGATAGCTTCGACTTCTCTGTTGTGACCCTGGCTGCTTTTGCTCTTACGATCACCGTTAACACTAACGTGACCATCGTTGGCGCACCTGCTACCGCTGGCACCTCCGGCGCTGCAGCTCGCTTCCGCGTGCGCAAGACTGCTGCTGATACGTTTGTTGTTTATCGTATTTCCTAAGCTGTAAACCTGGCCCGGGGAGCGATCCTCGGGCTTCTTACTGGAGCAAGTGAAATGCCGCTCAAAAAAGGTTATAGCCAGAAGACGATCAGCTCCAACATTTCTAAGGAAATGAAGGCTGGTAAGCCACAAAAACAAGCTGTGGCGATTGCTCTGTCTACCGCTCGCACTGCTGCGACGAAGGCAGGCAAGCCTAGCAAGGCACCGTCCAAAAAAGGCAAGTGATGGAGTTCCCTGTTTTTGTCTATCGTTGCCCAGGAGCCAATTTCGGGCCGAGTGGCACCACATATAGTTCTGCCGTCGCTGAAGACTCGAAACAACTTGAGCATCTACTGGCCGATGGATGGAGTGAAAGCCTGATCAAGGCCGTGGATGCACTCCTGAATCCATCAAAATCTGTGGACGATTCCACAGAATCAGTGGATGATTCGCCAGTGACGCGCGAGGAGTTGGAACTGAAAGCCCGTGAGCTTGGGATCAAGTTTGATGGGCGCACTACTGACGCGCTGTTATTGAAACGTATTGAAGAAGCCATCGGGGGCAAGTGATGGGATACACAAAACGCCAGTTCGTGACTGCAGCACTGGAAGAAATCGGGCTGGCGTCATACGTGTTTGACCTGCAGCCTGAGCAGCTCCAATCGGCGCTGCGTCGTCTTGATGCGTTGATGGCTGACTGGAACGGCAAGGGCATTCGCCTCGGCTATCCGTTGCCATCCAGCCCTCAAGATAGCGATCTCGACGAGGAGTCAAACGTTCCTGATTCTGCGAATGAAGCCGTGATTCTCAACCTTGCCATCCGGCTCGCACCGAGCTACGGCAAGCAAGTCGCAATCGAGACAAAGGCATCGGCCAAACAAGGTTATGACGTACTGCTGCAGCGGGCCACTGTGCCACCACAGCAGCAGCTCCCAGGTTCATTGCCGTCTGGCGCTGGAAACAAGCCCTGGCGCGTTTACGATGGTCCATTCATTCGGCCACCAGTCGATCCGGTTACCGTTGGCCCTGATGGGCCACTAGAATTCAATTGAGGGGTAAATATGGCTCAGATCAATCAATTGCCGTTGATGTCCAGCATTTCATCGGGTGAGCAATTGCCCGTCTACAGTCCGAACAACGGCGATGCTCGGCGCGTTTCTATCGGTACCCTGCTCGATTACTTTGAGCAGACTTTTGCAAGCCCTACGGTAGCCACGAACGTTTATACGCCTGGCACCGGGTTCAACATTGCAGTGCCTACGCCTACCGGCCCGCAATGGATTCTGATCCAACCTACCGGCACGCTAGCAGCCGGGACGGTAACGTTGCCACTGAACACGACAACGCCCAACGGCACTGAAATTCTGGTCACAACGACCCAGATCATCACTACGTTCACGTTGGCACTGAATGGCGCAACTGCAGCATTCGGAGCGCCTACAACGCTCGCAGCAAACGCATTTTTTAGAATGCGCTTCGTACAGTCCACGAATTCGTGGTACCGTATTTCTTAACTTTAATTCTCCGGGGGAGTGAGAATGGCTGACATCATCAAGAGTTATAACGATGTTGCAAGACGCAATGTCGATATGTTGGACGGTACCTATTCTGAAGTTATTACTTCAATCTCTCAGAATATGACCAACAAGTTTCGTGAGGCTTTCGAGACTTACGACCCCGTTAACGGTGGGAAGTGGACGGAGAGCAAAGCCTCTGGCGATCTTGTCTATGTTGACGGCAACGCGGCTGCTGCTTCATATCTTGTCATCTCAAAAGATCCGCTAACGGCTGGAACTGAGACTGCAATTACGTCAATTGGCCGAGTTTCGTTGCCAATTGAAGCCGCCATTGGCGCAAGCATGTCTCAGCGAACTCTCGGCCAAGAGTTCTCTATTGAGATGGTTGATACTGGCGCACCGTTGCCAGACGTGTCAGACATTGAAATCAGCGCAATCAGTCAAGCCACCACGGTGCTGACTATTGATACTGTTACGCCCCACGGGTTGAGCGTTGGCAAGAGTATCGGCGTTCGTGATTGCTCCAACCTGTTGGCAAATTACCCGGCGCTAGTTGTTGCGACCGTCGTTACGCCAAACCAGTTCACAGCTACGGCAGGCCCTGGCGGAACGATTGCATCACAGACGATCACCAACCCTGCCGGGGCTAAAGGATTCGTATATTTCCGTGAGCGTCTTGGTCGCGCACAGAACGGAATTGCTCAGATTTTTGAGCAAGCGACCGTTACGCAGGCCAGCCTGTATATCCGTTCAGAAGCTGGTGATGCACTGCCGTCCGGAACGATTGCTGGCAACCACTCTGTAACCGTTGGAACCACTGCATCAGTTCAACTTGTAAACGTTGCTTACCAGTACGCATTCAGCCCAACGACCGAATATAGGTTGTTTGTCCAGGCTGATAGAACCCAATGGGCTGATGGAGCTGTTGATGCAGTGGCGCAAACCACGTCACGCTTGTTGCGCACCCAAGTCTGTCCTGACCCTAGCGCGACCTACAAAGTCCGGATTCGCTGCACCAACAACAAATCGCTGACCGTTCCTAACGCTCAGATTGTCTCGGCGGTTAAGACTGGTACGACGACTGCAACTATCACGACCGACCGACCCCACGGATTGGTCGCTAACGATCCGGTTGTTGTTTACGGGATTCGTGCGCAGGGTGCCACTGAATTCCCGAACTTGCTGACTGCAACGGCAGTGGCCTCGGTTGTTGACTCGGTGACGTTCACAATTGTCATCGGTACGGCTGGCACCGTGACGAGCTACGGCGGTTATGTTGCTAAGGTTC